TACGGATGAGCGAGTTGCCGATGACGGACACTTTTCACCCCAGAGACACAGAGGAAAGAGGGGTTGTAACTTCGCGTAGTAAGGCACGCGAAAAGGACGAGCGGGAAGCAGGCGCGAATTGATGATGAAGAAAAAGAAGCTCTGAAGAGCGGAAATTAGCGAGGGTAAAACGATGGTACGTAGGGCCGTTTCATGGGCCAGCGACGAATTGATAGAATCTCTGGCGCAATTATCTGCTCAACAGGCGGCGGGCGTGGTACGCATTGTGCAGGCAGAGCTCGAGGGGCAGCCGCTCTCTTCATTATTGGATTGCCGAGGCCAGATTTGTACCAGCACCACGTATTACGGGAGCGGGAAGCGGCGAGGCTGGAAGGGGAAGATTGAGTTTCAGACTGCGTTGAGCCTGGCTAAGCGCGATTACCGCGCCTGGTGGCTGGAGCACGGGACGGCGGAGGCTTTGCAGATATTGGCGAGCGCGACGCCCAGCGCGGCGCGCGCGCTCAAGCACCAGGTGGCGGGCGACTCCGCTGCAATTGCGGCCTTGGTCGAGATGTTGAGCGCAGAGGATGAAACCGAGCGGCTCGTAGCCAGCGAGGGATTGGCCGCGACGGGATTGCCGGTGGTAGTACCGTTTTTGGCGCGGGCGTTGGCGGAGGAACAAGATACCGCGATTCGCAAGGTGTTGATCATGGGATTGGCTGCCATTGCGGGCTTCCGTGATGGAGATCGGCGATTGTCGGCCGAGGCGGTTCTGGACCGCGCGGACGTGAAAACGGCAATCAAACAGGCGCGGGAAATTGATGAAAACATCCTCGACGCAGAAATTGAGCGACGACTGGCGGCAATGGTCGCCGGAGGCGAAAACGAAGTTATTGGCGCGTCTGCGGGAGATGCAGACCGCGCCGGCGATTGATTACGAGCAATATCAAGACGATCCCAGCGGATTCATCGAGCAGGTGCTGGGTTGCACCTTAACAGATCCTCAAAGAAAAGTTTGCGAGAGCGTCCGCGATTTTACCGTCACTGTGGTGCAATCGGCGAACGCGGTGGGCAAGACGCACGCGGCCAGCGGGGTAGCTCTTTGGTTTCTGAGGTCGTTTCCGCAGAGCAAGGTCATTGCCACAGCGGCGCCGCCGCTGGAGAACTTGGAGCGATTGCTCTGGGGCGAGGTGGGCAGGCGGTTGGCGCAGATCACGGCGTTCGAGGACGCGAAGACTGGGCATCTAAACATTGAGATTGCGCCGGAGTGGTGGCTGGCGGGACGGGCAATACCACAAAGCGGGACATCCGCACAGCGCGAGGCGAAATTCAGCGGGTTACATGCCCCGCATCTGTTGTTCATCGTGGATGAAGGCGACGCGGTTCCCGATGAGGTGTACCGGGGTATTGAATCGTGCATGTCTGGCGGGCATGTGCGGTTGCTGATAATGTTCAATCCGCGAGCGGCCCAGGGGCCGATCTACCGGATGATCCAGAGCGGGCAGGCCCATGTGGTGGAGCTGGATGCGTTCAGCCACCCGAACGTGGCGACGGGGGAGGACGTGATCCCTGGCGCGGTGACGCGCGAAACGACGGTGCTCCGTATCCACGAGTGGAGCCGCCCGCAGGTGGACGGCGAGACGTTCGATCCGCAGGATGCGGAGTGGTTCCAAGTACCTGCTTTTTTGGATGGAGCGTGGGCGACGCGGAAAAATGGCACGGAGACGCCGCCACTCGTCGGCGGGCAATGGCGCAAAGTCACGAATCCGGCGTTGTCGTACATGGTTTTGGCGCGGTTCCCCGGCCAGGCTGAGCATCAACTGATCAGCCAGGCCTGGATCGAGGCGGCGCAACAACGCTGGCTGATTTGGCAGCAGGAGCATGGCGAGCAGCCGCCCGAGGGTATCCGCCCGATTCACGGGCAGGACGTGGCGGAATTTGGCGTAGATCATAATGCGGCCTGTCTGCGGTATGGCGGATGGGTAGCACCATTCACGATGTGGAACGGCGTGGATGTGCTGGTGACGGGGGATCGCGCCGCAGCGCTGGCCCGTGAGGCCAACGCTCGCAGATCGCTGATTGACGCGACGGGAATCGGCGCAGGGGTGGCGCCGGCGATGAATCGCTGGTGGATTGCCCATCCGAGCGCGTACCAGGGCATGGCGATTCCGGTGCATGTGGGCAGCCGGAAAACCGAGAGCATCGAGGAGGGCGCGTTCGGCACGTTGCGCGATCAATTATGGTGGCGGGTGCGCGAGTGGCTACGCACTGACCCAGGGGCAATGTTGCCCCCAGAGCCGGGATTGGACGAGGAACTGTGTGCGCCACAGTACCAGGTGCGCAAGGGGGTGATCAAGGTAACGGCGAAAGAGGATCTGAAGAAGATATTGAAGCGGTCGTCGGACCTGGCGGACGCGCTGTGTTTGACATTTGCGCCGGAATCGGCGGTGGGAATCCGGAGTTTGTGAGAGCAATTTCAGAGCTGCTAATGGAACATTAGGAGAAGGGGATTCACCACAGAGGCGCAGAGAACACAGAGAAGAAAAGGAAGTGTGGGAGTAGGAAGTAGGAAGTAGGGAGTAAAAAGAGCGGAATTATGAATTTATGGCAACGGACGCGGCTGTTTGTCGCACGGCAATTATTAAAATCGGCGGCCTGGCCGATCTTCCCGAAGTGGCTGAGGTATTCGTTCATGGATATCTCGTTCAACACATTAGTTCGGGAAGGGTACAAGAAAAACAGCGCGGTATTCGCATGTGTGCAGGCACTGGCGTTCGGGTTCAGCGAGCCGGGGCTGGCGTTGTACAGAGATGGGAAACAGGACAAGAAGCATCCGCTGGGGCGACTGTTGGCAACGCCCAACCCGGACATGGGGCTGAAGACGCTATTGCAGTTCACAATCACCTATGCGGCCATTGGCGGGAACTGCTATTGGTGGAAATCGCGGAACGCAGCTGGGCAGGTAGTCGAGATTTGGCCGTTACACGATGCGCAAATGGAACCGGTCTCCGGGGGGACACGCTTGATCGACCATTACATTTTGCATAAAGGCGATGCGGGAGATGAGACAATCCCACGCGAAGACGTGATTCAATTCATGTGGGCGGTGGATCCATCCCAGCCGTGGCGCGGGATGGGGTCGCTCGTGCCCATTGCGCGGGAGACGGATTTGGACTCAGAAATGACAGCATACACATTCTCACTACTCAAGAACAATGCCGTACCTCCGCTGGCGTTGATCGTGCCCCCAGGGGAGATCCTGCAGCAGTTCCAGTTGGATCGGATGGGCAAGCAATGGGTAGAAAAATATGGCGGCGACAACCGGGGGAAGCCGGCCGTCCTTGAGGGCGGGATGGACGTGAAGCAATTGTCCTTCGATATCAACAAATTAGCCGCTGACGCGATGCGGAATGTGCCAGAATCGCGGATCACAGCTGCGTTCCGGGTCCCGGCGATTGTAGCAATGTTATTGGTGGGGTTGGAGAATAATGGAGCGTTCTCATCGGGGTATAAAGAGGCGTTGCAATTTTTCACGGAATACACATTAGTACCGTTGTGGGATCGCCTCGACGATACGCTGACAGCGGGATTTGCCGCCGATTTCGATTTGGGCGACGCTGACGAGATACGCTTCGAGACAGAGAACGTGATCGCGTTGCAGAATCGCATCAAGGAGCGCGGGGAGTTCGTGGATCGCGCAGTGCGCGGCGGATACATGCTCCGCAATGAAGCGCGCGAACAGTTACGGTTACCGCGTGTCGCGGGTGGGGATGTGTTCCTGATGCCGATGAGCACTATCCCCGAGACGGCGAGGATCGAGCAAGGAAAAGCGCTGTTTGCCGAGCCGGAGCGCAAGGTCAGCCAGGCCAGACGCGCGGCGGCGTTGGCGCTGGCGCGGGTGTTGCAGAGCATCCGCAAATCAGCCGAGATTCGCATGACGGCGGATGTGCAACGATTTTTCCACGACCTGGCCGCGACAGTGGTCGAGCGCGCGAACGCGCTTTCTGACGCCGGGCTGCGTTCGGAGGTGCTGGAGTGGAAGCGCGCGGGCTGGGAGGCGGGGGCGTATCAGCCGCTTTGCGCAGGCAAGCCGTGGCAGCTGCCGCTGCCCGGGTTATTCGATGACGCCGACTGGGACAACCTCTTGGAAGTCTTCGGGTTTTGGACGTACACGATTTTAGAGGAATCGTGGGAAACCTGGAACATGACGCTGGACATGGATGTGAGTTTCAATCGCAACGATCCTATGGTAGTGGAGATCGTGCGGACGTTAGGTACACGGATCACGCAGATCAGTGACGCAACGTTGAATGGCGTGCGCGAGATTCTGGCGGAGGGCTACGAGCGCGGCTGGTCAATTGATCACATCGTCGAGGGCGACATCGAGGCCGGCGTGCCGGGACTGCGCGAGACGGTAAGCGGACTAACGTATCGCGGACCCAGCGGCGCATTGATTCATATCACGCCGGAGCAGCGGGCACGGATGATCGCGCGGACAGAGCTGGGGACGGCGCAAAACACTGCAACAGCGCAACGTTACAGCGCGGGCGGTGTGGAGCGGGTATTGGTGCTCGACAATGGCTTCGATAACTCGCACGAATTCTGTCGGGCGATCAACGGCAAGGTGGTACCGTTAGCGTGGGCGAAGGAACATCCGTTGTGCCATCCGAACTGTGTGAGGGCCTATGCCCCGGAGTTCGAGGCCCCGGTGGATGCGGGGGCGATTGCGGCAGCAGAAGCGGCCGGGACGTGCCCGTTTGGATAGAGGAGGAATTATGACAGAGCAAAAGAAGATGGAATATCGCGTATCGTTGGCGCAGTTCAAAGCGGCCGGCGATCAGGGTATCTACGAGGGGCATTTCTCGATCTTCGAGAACATTGACGACGGCATGGATGTGATGCACGCCGGTGCATTTATCGAGACGCTCCAGGAGCGCGAGGGCCGGATCAAGGTATTTTATGCTCATGACTGGGACAAACTCATTGGGCCTGCGCCGGACATTCTCAAGGAAGACGATACCGGGTTGTACGCGCACGGTCACTTGACCCTGGGGACCTTCTGGGGGCGCGAGGCCTGGGAACTGATGAAGGACGGTGCATTGGTCGAGGGATCTATCGGTTACTATGCCAAGGATTACAAGTGGGCGGATAACGGCATCCGCCATCTGTACAAGGTTGATCTGTACGAGGTATCCCCCGTTCCCCTGGGCATGAATCCGCTCACGGAGCTGCGAGTAGTCAAGGCCGCATTGGGACTGGGCACGGAGGCGCAGGCCGGAGCGCTGGCCGAGAGCGTCAAGGCTCTCGTAGCGCTGGTCGAGGAGTTGAAGGCCGGGCGGCTGCTGGTGACGGCGAGCGGGGCGCAACGGCAGGCGGCAGCCGATGGTCTGGAGGGCGTAGCCGAGGCATTGGGCGCCGGCAAACGCGCAGCGTTGGGCCGCAGGCTGCGAGCGGCGGAGTTGGCGTTGCAACTATAGCGCTACTAAGCATTTGTTAGTGGAGCAGGACGCGATATAGAAATCGCGGCTACATGATATTGGGAGGATTAAAATGGCCGATACGATAATTCGGCGAAGCGACGGAGAGGAGATTGTCCCGCAGCGCGCGGTTGACCTGGGCGATGGATCTTTCGCGCTGGCGGTAGATATACCCGCTGGCGCAGTGGTGACGGGGCCGTTGACGGATACGGAGTTGCGAGCATCGCCGGTGGATATTGCCGGACCGCTGACAGATACGGAGTTGCGAGCCGCGCCGGTGGACATTGAGAGCGCCATCAGTGAAGTGACGATTTATAACGTGACGATTGCAGCCGGAGGAACTGAGTACAGTCAGTCGTTGCCCGCAACGTGCCGGCATTTTTCGGTGCGTAGCCGCAACGCCGAGGGCGTGTACTTGGCGATGGAAACCGGTAAGGTGGCTGGGCCGGCTACGCCATATTTGACGCTGCCGGCAGGGGCGGTTTTCGACAGCGGTCCGGTGAAATTAAGCGGCGCGACGGTGTACATCGCCGGATCTGCCGGCGATGTGGTTGAGATTGAAGCGTGGGGGTGAGCAATGCCGATTCGATTTGATCCAGATGCGCGGATTAGGGCGCTGGCGGCTACTGTGGCCCCGGGGCAACGGTATGGATTCCCGATCTCGTTCGTGGATGATGACACGCTCCAGGTGGGGCGCGGGATTGCGAACTTCTGGGACGGCACGCGTCTGGTACTCAGTAACGCCAGCAACGTGACTTTCTCTGCTCTTGATACCGGTGCGCGGGCTGTGGGCAAGGATTACTATATTTTTGCTACAGCGGATGGCATTGTATTGAGTGAGATCCCACAGACGTTTCCGGCGACGAAGCAAGCGCCGAGTGGCTATGATGAGGATGATTCTCTGTTGTTGGGCTGGTTCCATAACGGCAAGGATTTCGAGGGCGGCGGCGCGGATGGCGCGATCTTCGAGTATTCGATCTGCGACTATCCGCTGATTCACCGAGCGTGGAATTATCAGTACCCGTATCGCGCGCATAAAATGCTACCGGCGGGCATCCCGTTGCCGGGGATGATCGGCGTCGGCGGGCTGGCGATGGGGATCTATGCGGCCAGCCGCGAGGACGCCACGGCCAGCGCTGCGGGAAGCAGCGACTACCCCACCAGCCGTTATAGCATCGTTCCGTGGGTGAGTATCGCGGGCTGGAATACTATGGCGGCGTGTCGTAATGCCGGCTGTAGGCTGCCGACCTGGGAGGAATGGCTAGGCGCGGTGCAGTGGAATCCGGGGAGCGATACACCCGCGCGCATGAACGGGAATACGTATTATGGCAGCGCATCAGATGACACGTACTTGGCCGCAGCGGGGGCAGCGACAGTAGCAGCGGGGGCAGCGGGTAATCTGACCGGAGACTATTACTACAAAATCATATTCGTAAACACCAATGGCGAAACCCAGGCAGGCACGGCGTCAGCACTGGTGCAACCGTCGAGTCAGCAGATTGATCTTTCGGCGATTCCGATCGGCGGCGCGGGTTGCACCGCGCGGAAAATCTACCGGACCGCAGCGGGCGGATCAACCTATAAGTACGTCGCCACAATCAGTGACAACACCACCACGGTTTACACCGACGACCTAATAGATGGTTCTCTGGGAGCGAATGCGGGTGGATTTAACACAACCGGAGCCCAACACGGGACATCTGATCCCACACACAACGCCGGCCGAATATTGACTGGCACTGGCCCGCGCACAACCGCGTGGACATCCACAATGACGGGCAGATCATGGTATAGTCCTGCGGGCCTTGCCGATCCAGTCGGGAATATCTGGGAATGGGTTGCGCAATTTTTCGGGGGACTTAAAACGTCGTCGCCCGGCACGTCTGTGGACTGGGGACACGAAGGAGATAGAGCATACAATTTCGAGGGACAATCGTACAACTCAGACACGGGCGGGTGGACGGCGGGCCTACCGGCGCTGTTGTATGTCGGCGGCCATTGGTTCAACGGCGCGAGCGCCGGCGTCCGTGCCGCGCACGCGCGCAGCTCGCCGGGCCACGCGAGCACGAACATCGGGTTTCGGCTCGCCAGGTGATTTAGTCTTTGATCTTTGTCCTTTGGTCTTTGATATGGCATATAAAACATTTCAGGAACTAACATTATATCAAGCAATTGAGGATCTCGCTATCTGGCTGGTGCCGCATGTTGGCAAATGGCCGAAATGGCTACGGCCAACACTGGGACACCAAACGATGGAATGCTTGATGAATTTGCTTAGGTATACGACTACCGCATACGGCGCGCGGCCCGGACAGAAGAATCAATATCTAGAGCGCGCCAGCGCGGAGCTCGATAGTCTGCGCCTACTAATGCGTGTAGCGGTTTCATTGCGCGTATCCAGCCGAGGGCAGTTTGCGCATGTGTCCCGACTCATGGGATCCATAGGGCGGCAGCTCGGTGGCTGGACGAGCGCATTGCAGCGGGGGAAAGGTGGATAAAAAAACCGGCGCTGTTGTATGTCGGCGGCAATTGGAACAACGGCGCGAACGCCGGCGTCCGTGCCGCGAACGCGAACAACTCGCCGGGCAACGCGAACACGAACATCGGGTTTCGGCTCGCCAATTGCGCGTCGCCAGCCGACGGTTGATCAAGGTCGCCGTCCCGCGCCCGCGCGCACCACACCTGGACCCTGGCCAAAAGGCCGAATACGAAATCACCGGCGACAGCTAGTAGGAAACGAACCCTGAAGCCGGTACCGGAGACAATCATGCCGAGGCGCTACAAAAATTTACACGAGAACATTTATTGCTTCGATACACTGTATCGAGCCTGGGAACGGGCAAGACGCGGAAAACGCTACCGCTCCGACGTGCTACAATTCACGTCCCACCTCGGTATGAATATAATGGATCTTCAACGCGAGATTCAGGAACTCACATGGCTCCCCGGCCCCTATAGAAGCAAAATCGTCAGGGAGCCCAAGCGCAGGATAATTCACATTGCCCCCTTCCGGGACCGTGTCGTTCATCAGGCTATGTGTGAGGTAATAGCTCCGCTATTTGAAGAGACATTCATATATGATAGTTACGCATGCAGAAAGGGAAAAGGGTCTCACGCTGCGGTTGATAGACTGACAACATTTTTAAGAAAAAAGAATAGCCGCTACGTTCTCAAGGGAGATTTTAAGAAGTATTTTGACTCTATACCACATGGGCTTGTGATGCGCGAATTAGAATGGCGAATTGCAGATCAGGCAGTTTTGACATTGCTAAAGCGCGCGCTGAGCAGCTACAAGAGCGACTTTGTTGACGATCCTGGATTTGAGCCCCGCGGGATCCCGATTGGCAATCTGACAAGTCAGTGGTTTGCTAATATCGTGGGAAACCGCCTAGATCAGTTCATAAAACACGATCTAAAATGCAAGCATTACATCCGCTATATGGATGACTGGATCATGCTTTCGGACAATAAGAATCAATTATGGGAATGGTTAGCGCAGATCAAGAAAATGACGGGGGAAATGGGTCTCGTATTTAATCCGAAGACACGTATTTACGCCGCGCGGGAAGGCATACCATTCTTAGGCTATCGCGTATGGCACGATCATCGCCGTATCTTGCGAAAAAACATAGTCGCCGGCCGGCGCAGATTGCATAAACAGATTACCGCCTTAGAGCAAGGAGAGATGGACCCCGTCGCTGTTGTTGACAGTTTGCGGAGCTGGTTCGCGCATCTATCACATGCTGACAGCTATCACCTGCGCTTGCAAATCTGGCGTGAGGTAGAGCCCGCATTGGGCAAATATGTACGGAGGCAATCATGCGAATAGTATATCAGATATCAAATGGCAAGATCGTTTTTGCATCGGATAAGCCGGCAGCAACAATTGAGGAGTACTTGGCTCGCTTCGGCGAAAAATTGGGATTGGCCTATGTGGAAATTGACGAAGCCGCAATGGGTGATGATGACTATGCAGCACTGTGCTCGCACATGGCGGGCTTCGGGCAGCGGAAATTCAAAATCAACACAGGGTCTCCGGCATTAGAAGAAAATCTGGATTGGGAACCAGGCGAATACGTGGCAATCGGCGTACAACGGAAATATAGCGGTGTGTTGTATGAATGTCGTCAGACGCACACGACGCAGACGGACTGGGCGCCGGACGTGACACCAGCGTTATGGCTGGTAATACCAGACGGCTCTGGAGAATGGCAGGCAGGCGTGGCATACGCCATCGGCGATCTGGTGACATATAGTGATATGGAATATAAGTGCATCCAGGCACACACCAGTCAAGTCGGCTGGGAGCCGCCTGTGGTGCCAGCGCTGTGGACGATAGTAACGTAGTGTCGCTAAGTGATTGTTAGGAGAAGTAGGGAGTAAGGAGTAAGGAGTGGGGAGTAAGGAGTAGGGAGTAAGGAATAGGGAGTAAGGAATAGGGAGAAAGGAGATTGGGCTATGAAAAGCATGAATTGGAAATGGGTGGGGATTGTAATAGTGTTCGTCTTGCTGATGGTCGCGGTCGTGGCGTGCAATCCAGAAACGCCGGAGGCACGGTCGTACTCGACGGCTTGCTACCGCGAGCAGGGCGGCAGCAAATGGGTATGCGGTACCGGCGGTGAAATGGAGTTCCAGAGCGGCGCGACGTTAGATGTGCAATCTGGCGCTACGGTCTCATTGGCAGATAGCACGATCCACGGCAATCTGATCGTCACCGGCACGAGCGATCTACAGGGAGACATGGCTGACAGCACTGGCGATTTCACCATCGCGGACAATGCGATTGTCACCGGAACGTTAGATGTGCAAGGTGCGAGTCTCCAATACGGGCCGAACGATCTATATCCGATGGGCGTCAGTTCATCTGGATTCCAGATGGTCTGGGGAACGGATACTATCACCAACAGCGCGACGGTGGCTCACGGGCTGACCAGTCCAGCAGCCGGCTGGTGTACATACTCCGGTACGCTGACGGACAACGAGGAGCAGAAATGCAGTGTCAACATCAGCGGCGCGACGGTGACGATCTATACATACAAAGAGGACGGCACGGCCGGTGATAGCGGAGTGGCTATCTACTGGATGGTGATCGGGACACCATAGTAATGCGCACACTCGCTTATTGTTGCCAGAACTATGCCGAGAGTACGCGGAAAGCGGCGGGGGTGTTACCGATCACCTGTCCGCCGACAACGGACGCGACGATTCTGCAACGCTGGCATGGCCCATACCATCTAATCTATTTGGATTTGCATGGGCAGCCAGGCGCGCGGTGCTGGTACGGCGACAATGGGATCGTAGCGTTGCGCGAAGAGCAGGTGCGCAGGCTCAGCCTGAGAGGCGCGGTCGTGTTCGCGGTGAATTGTTATCTCGGAGACGAGGATAGTCCGATGTTGGACGCGCTCTTGGACGCAGGCGCGAAATACGTGATCGGCGGAGAGGGCCGCAACTGGGGCGGGAAACGCACGTTGTTGGGCGCTGCTCGCCTGGGGAGATTGTTCCGGCTCGCGTTGGCGGGGATGGGCGCGCCGCGCGCGTTGGCGTTGGCGAAGGCGTTTTTGCGATTGGAGGGGGTAATGCCCTGGAGTCCGACCGCCGCGATTGCCGACGCGCTACAATTCAAGGCGTTTTATCGTGTTTAGAGGCCCCTCATCAGGGGTGCATTTAGTAAATCAACCAAGGAGGTTTATGTCATGAGTAAGATCAAGAAGTTGTACGAGGAGGCCTCTCAAGCCCATGAGCAGGCCAAGGCCATTCTGGTCGAGTTCGAGGGGGCCGACATGCCCGCCGAAAAGGCGGAACAGGTTGACCGGCTGCTCGACCAGGTGGAGGGACTCACCACACAGGCCAAACGCCTGGAACGTACTGAGGAGGTGGAAAAGGCTCTGCAAGCGCCGGTGGATCGCAAGCAGATTTTCAGCGAGCTGCCACAGGCCGCGCAAATCAAGGTTGGCGACCGGGTGCTGACGCAGTACGAACTCGACGAGTACAAATCCATGCTGCCGTTCCCCGGCTACATGGCGGCGCTGGACGCCAAGTCGGAAACGTCCTACGCGGCGGCGCTGCGGCTTTTCCATCGCAAGGGCGACCGGGAGTTGCCGGATGTGTACCGCAAAGCATTACAGGCGGGCACGGCGCCGGCCGGCGGCTACCTGGTTCAGGATGTCTATCTGAACCTGCTGCTTGTTAAGGAGCGCGAGGCCAGCGCGATGCGGCGCATCTGTAACGTGTTGCCGCCAGTGCCATCGGGCAGCATCATCACGCCGTCTGAGGAGAACCTCTTCTCCGACGCGACCTGGACTACGGAGGTGGGAACCGGCAGCGAGGATACTGTCCAGCCGTTCGGGGGGCGGAAACTAACGCCCCATGCGTTGGCGAAGCGCATCAAGGTTTCAAACACGCTGTTGCGGCTACCGACCTTCGATGTGGAGAGCTATGTACGCGACCGCATGGCGTACAAATTTATGGTGCCTGAGGAGCACGCCTACATCAACGGGACTGGCGTCAGCCAACCGCAAGGCCTGCTCAACACGCCCAGTATCCCGACCTACACCACAGCGGCCTCAAACGCAGTGAGCGCTGACGACATCATCAACTGGGTATACCGGCTGCCGGCATCTTACGCGCCACAGGCGCGCATCCTCTGCAATCGAGCGCTCATCCGTAAGGTGCGCTTGCTCAAAGACGGTAACGGTCAGTATCTCTGGCAACCCGGTCTGCAGCAGGGCAGTCCGAACATGATCCTGGATACTCCTTACGAGCACTCGGATCGTTTCGATGATGGACTGGACGCCAACGATGCCTGGGAAGATAACGCGCTGGTCGCGTGCATCGGCGACTTCTCCTACTACTGGATCGTGGACGCGCTGCAGATGAGCATCCAACGGCTGGTGGAGCTCTACGCCGAATCCAACCAAACCGGATTCATCGGGCGCAAGGAGGCGGACGGCATGTCCGTCCTCACTGAGGCGTTCAATGTTCTCAAGATCAAGGCTTAAGGGAGGTTTGAGATGTTTAAGAGCATTTACCATGATACCGCGATCACGGTCATTGATGTGCGTGACGCGGACGACGAAACGATCACCCCCAGCGCGGGCGTGGATATGCTGGGTTACGAGGGCGTGGCGTTTGTGACCGTGGTGGGCGCTGGGCAGGCTCTGGCCGGCTTCTTGCTGAAGGCGCAGCAGGATACCGCGAGCGACTACTCCGTTGATCCGCAGGATTTGGAGGGAACGGCGGTCGCGTTCTCCAGCGCGTTGGCGAGCGAGGTGCTGCGCGTGTTGGACATCTATCAGCCGCAGGAACGCTATGTGCGCCCGGTGCTGGACGTGCCGGATCTCAGCGCGGCGACGCCGGTGGCGATCATCGCAATCCGCTACGTTGCGCGGACGGTACCAACCAGCGTTCACACCGGCGAGTTCCACCAATCGCCCGATGAGGGCACGGCGTAGATTTTAGCGTGTGGTAGGGGGCGAGGCTTGTCCTTGCTCCCTACCGCTAATCTATTGTTAGGAGAAGTAGGGAGTAAGAAGTGTGGGAGTATGGGGGGTGTGGGAGTGTGGACAAGAGCGCGATATGGAGGTGATAGATGAGCCTGGCGATCATCGCTGAGGTGCGCGCGTTGGTATCCAACGCACTGACGGATACGCAGCTGCAGGCGGTGATTGACCGCGAGGAATCGCTGTTGATAATGCGCTGCGGCGCGCACTACGTAGATACCGATACGCGAATCACTGAAACGCTGTACGGCGGCGTGCTGAATCTGTATCTCTCGCGGCGCTTGACAAGCGTCTACCGCGTGACGGAAGATAGCGTGGTGCTCAGCCAGACCGATGACGATTTTCGCGTCCGGCTCAATGAGGGGCGACTGGAGCGGCTGCCGGCGGGCACGGCCTGGGGCGACGAGATCTCAGTGATCTATGTGCCCTATGACGACAATGAGCACCGGAAACAGGTGCTCATCGAACTGGTACGGTTCGCCATCGAGCGTACAGCAATGCGTTCGGAGAACGTGGCCGGGGAGTACAGCTATCAGTCGCCGGATTGGGAGCGTGAAAGAGCGCGCTTATACCGGCAGTTGACGTTTAGAGGCGTCTAGAATCAAACAGGAGGCAACATGTCGGATGTAAATCTATCTGTTTATGGTATTTCGCGCTCTGGGCGCGATCTGACGGCGGTCAAGACCACGGTCGCGATTGATAATGACTATTACTTCCCCAACAATGGGCAAGTAGGGCTGTACGTGAAAAATGCCACGGGCAGCACCGTGACAGTGACTACCGAAACGCCGAACACGGTGGATGGGCTGGCAGTCGCAGATAAGACCAGTACGTTAGCGACGGCGAAAGAGGCGCTCTTGGGGCCGTTCCCGCCGAATATCTATAACGACGAAGACGGCAAGGTACACGTGGCTTTCGACCAGACCGTGGACGTGACGGTGGTGCGGTGGTAGAGACCGCGAATGAACGCGAATGAACGCGAATAAAAATAGGAGCGGAATATGGCGACGCTAACGCTCAATGAAATCACGCGCGACGGGACGCTCTACGCGGTGGTGGCGGCTGCCGCTGCTGGCGATCAATTCGGTAATGATGGCCGGACATTCCTGGCGGCATACAATGAGCACGTGAGCGCTGACCGCACGGTGAGCGTGGACATCCAGAAGGATGTGGACGGCCAAGATCCGCCCAGCAAGGAAATCGTTGTGGGCGCGGGGGAAACACGGTTGATCGGGCCACTCCCCACGGGTATCTACAACGACGCCAACGGGCGGGTGCAGATTACGTACTCCGACAGTGGCGCTGACGTGTACGTGGGGGCCTTCAAACTGTGAGCATCGGCGCGCACCTGATCCATCGCTGCACCAGGCAGCGGGCCACGATCTCACCCGATGAGTTGCGCCAGGACATCAAAGATTACAGCGCCCAGCTGCTCACCGATCTGCCCTGCCGCCTGGTCATCAAAACCCAGCGCATCTTTTCCAACGACCGAGCGCAACTCGTCACGGTGACGGTGTACAAATTGCTATTGGCGCCGGGCGCGGACGTGGTGGCTGGCGACCGCATCACCGATCTGGTCTATGAGGACGGCAGTGAGGCGCAGGATGCGGAGACGTTCGCGGTGCGGGCGATTTTGCCGCGCAGGGGGCGGACGGTGCGCCATATTTCGCTATCGCTGGAGCGGATTGCGTGAGCGGTCATGCGCGGTTGAATTGGCGCGGGCCGCAGGCGGAGAACGAGGCCATCTGCGTGCTCAGCGACGCGCTGATAGAGATCGGCTTGCGCATCGAGGGCGAGGCGAGGAAGGAGTTGTACCCAGGGCACGGGAAATTGACCGGGACGCTGCAGCGCAGCATCCACGCGGCCAGCCCGGATTACACTTTTAGCAAAGATAATGTCTTGGCCGGTAAACGCACGCCGGAGCGCAGCAACCCCGGTGCGGTGGTACCGGAAAGACGGGGCAACCGGTTATTGATTGCGGTGGGTACCGGCATGGAATACGCGCTGATCATTCATTTGCTGTATCGCTACATAATGAAGGCATTGGGGCGCGTGAGACCGCAGGCGTTGGACATCGTGCGCAAACACGCGGCGCGGAAAAGTGCATGATCGAACCGCAAATGGAAAGATAGCATGATCAATCCGCTTGAGGCCGTAATCCAATTGCTGGCGCGAGACGCTGACATGAACGCGCTCATCGAGGAGCGCGTGGCGGCGCAGCACAAATTCGGCGACGGCTGGACGTTGCCAAGCAAGGCTCTGCGTGTGGGGCTGGACGGCGGCAGCGCGGAGTTGTATGTGCAATGGCAGCGCCCGCGCTTGGAATTTTGGTGCTATGGCGAATCGCAGGCCGAGGCGTTGAAGGTGTATCTGGCGTTGGTGGACCTCAGCCGGCGAACGCTGCGCGAGGTGGTAGATACCAGCACGGGGCACGCGCTGGTCTATTGGTTGAATTTGGTATCGGGGGCGTCGTTGATACGCGACCCCGACACGAATTTGGACGTGGTGATCGTGTACGCGGAGGCGGCGGTAGCCGAGAACAACGTCGCAGAGGGACACTGGTAAATGGCACATAGCCAACCGTTTGACCAATTGACCGGCCCGCTCCAGGTGTACATCGCGCCGGTGGACAGCACCGTACCGGATATCGACGCGGCGCCCACGTCTCCCTGGGTGGAGTTGGCGGAGACGGACGGCGAGCAGAGCCTCCAGCACGCTGGAGCGCTGGCTTATTTCTATGATAATGCGCACCAGGGACCGCGCAAATCCGTCAGGCCAGATGAGGAAGTCATCGCAACGTTCACATTAGTCTCGCTGACGTTAGAACATTACGCGCGGATATTAGACGCGGTGGGGGATGTAGTGGAGGACGCCGTGAGCGATCCGAACACCAAAACCCTGCCGCTGGAGCGCGGATTCACGCCGTCGAAATACGCGCTCTTGTTTCGCGGGGCGGCGGCCTCGCCTTATGGCGCGTGGCCGGCGCTGTACGTCATCCCGCGCGGTGTTTTCGATGGCGAGCCGCAGCCTACATTTGCCACAGACGGGCGGCCGGCGCTCGAGTGCGAGTTCCACGCGCTGGAGGACATCAGCCAGGACGAGGGCGACGAATTGGGCTGGCTCGTGGTGCAGCCGCCAACAGTGGAAGAAGAAGAGAATCCCTGCTTGCTCGCTGGCATACCAGATCCGAGTGTGATTGCTACCTACGCTCCCGTGCTGACGGATGAGGTGCTATGCGGCGTTGCAATTGATCTGCCGTATGCGTATGTGTGCATCGCCAAGGACTACGTCGCGCCCGGAGGATTGCACAAGGTGTTAGTCGCGGATGGTAATGGGGTCGCACTTACGGGAACATTGAGCGCAACGGCTACCATGACAGATACCAGTATCGGGTTCGCTGAGCAGTGCGCGGTCAGCGGTGATTATGTGTATATCGCCTCATGGAACGGGTTATTTGTCGTCAACAAAAACACGATGGCTCTGGTAGGATCATGCCGCTATATAGCCGGTTATGGTGACGATCCCTTCTTACAACACATTATTATCAGCACTGACGGGAACTATGCCATCTGCGGCGGATCGGGGTTTGGGTGGGCGATATTTGATATTTCTGACCCGGCGAATCCAGCCGGGGTATTTTTTGACGGTAATGTAGACTGCGAAGAGCTGCTCTACACAGATGACCACGTTTATATCGTTGATGACTGGTGGCATGTTTGCATTTATGATATTGCGACGCCAGCGTCGCCGATCAAGCGCTACGAGAGTTTTGTGTTGTTGCGAGGCTCAGCACACCTTAGTGGCTGGGCTATCAGCGCAACGCGGAATCTGTTAGTATTAAGTGATTTTTACGGGCGAGATGTGAAAATCTATGACATCAGCACGCGCTTTACTCCGGTGTTGCAATCAACGTTGGTGGTTTCTGCGGACGGCTCGTATGAAGTGCAGTTCATGCAGATCGTGGGAAAGTATTTGATTTTGGCGACGTTGCACGAACTGAGCGAAGGCGGCGACGACCTGACGATCCAGATGCGGTTCGTTGACATCTCGGACCCTACAAATCCGACACAAATCACAACGCTGGATTTCATCCCGGACAATGCTACCAAAAGCGAAGATACCGGCTGGTTCGACGTGTGGAATGACCGCTACATCGCTATCAGCGCGGGCTATACGGCCGTTAAAATCATTGATTGTTGTTAGAAGAGGGGGGTAAGGGAGTAGGGGAGTAGGGGGATAAGGAATAAAAGATTCACCACAGAGGTATCAGCGACCATAAGGTCTTATAACCGATGGCAGAGGACACAGAGTTTTTCTTAGACGGGAAATAGGAGGTTTGACATGGCACATTCAGCACCATTTGACCAATTGACGGGACCGTTACAGGTCTACGTCGCGCCGGTGGGCAGCACCGTACCAGACATTGACGCGGCGCCCGCGTCGCCGTGGGTGGAGCTGGCGGAGACGGACGGCGAGCAGAGTATGCAGCACTCCGGGGCGCTGACGTACTTCCGCGACAACGCGCACCAGGGGCCGCGCAAAGCAGTGCGCCCGGAAGAAGACGTGGTCGTGGCGTTCACGTTAGTTTCGCTGACACTGGAGCACTACGCGCGGATACTGGACGCGGTGGGAGACGTGGTGGAGGACGCGGTGAGCGATCCGAATACCAAAACCCTGCCGCTGGAGCGCGGATTTGTACCTACGGAGTACGCGTTGCTCTTCCGGGGAGCGGCCACCTCGCCTTATGGCATCTGGCCGGGGATGTATGTCATCCCGCGCGGGGTTTTCGATGGGGAACCACAGCCCACGTTCGCCAAGGATGATCGTCCAGCGGTGGAATGTGAGTTTCACGCGCTGGTGGATGCCGATCAATCCGCGGGCGACGAACTGGGCTGGATGGTAGTACAGTCTGCAGCGGCAGCATAGGAGGAACGATGGTTAAAAATCTAAGTTTCGCAGCATTGATTCCGGAACGCGATACATTTACAGACATAGACGACAAGATCTATGAGGTGCGCTGCAAGGTGGATTTCGGCGCGCGAGAGATGGCACGCGCTTCCAAATTGCAAACGCAGCTGCCGAATTTGCTCAGACGCCTGAAAAAACAGCCGGACGATGAGCACGCGGCGGAGCTCATGGAGAAAGCCATCGAACAATTGGTCTTGATGGTCATTCCCGATCTGCCGCAAGAGCGGCTCGATGCCATGACGCTGGGCCAAAAGCAAGCGATTTTGGACTGGTGGAATGAGCAGCAACGCGCGCGCACCGAAGAACGAAAAAACCCGCAGGCGGATCAGGCGGAGAGCTAATCGCGCGCCTGGTCCGATTCTACCATCTGGATCCAGAGCGGATCGCTGAGATCCCGCTGTGGATGTTAACGGCTTTCACAAAGCAGCTGCCGCGTCTGCGCGCTGAAGAAGCGTTAGAACTCGCCTCAGTGGTGATGTTACCGCATCTGAAGGAGAGCGACCGCCGGCGCTTCTTGCGGCGCTTGGACCGTGCAGCGCAACGACGCCCCGCCAAGGCGCCCATCGAGGTGCTGGAAAACGACCCAGAGAAGGCGGCCGCGTGGTTTGCGCGGCAGGGCGCGAGGGTGGTGGTGAAGCATGGCTAAATCTATTGTTTTACAATGCGCGAGTTGTGTCCTGCCCTGGGCGCGGATCGAGAATGACGTGCTGATCGTCGAGAGCCGGCACCACGGGGCGATACACGTCAACGTGATCCCCATACAGGAATTGGTGCGGATCGTGGAAGAAGATACGCCGGGGCCGCAGTGGCCGCCAGAGATGGAGACGAAAACGGGGACATAAATCGTGAGGTCTATGTCCCCGCCTGTGTCTTACTAAATCGGCAAATGCTGCCTGGCGAAGGCTCTCTCGCGGATGAGAGGGGGCGCAGGCGGGGCCTGGGCGAAAGTATCCGCCAGACTGAGCAGGGCTAACAGATCGTTACAATCATTGATGCCGGTTAGGGCTTCGAGGAGCATGGCGCGGACCTCATCCAGGGGAAATAAATCCAGCGATGAGATAAGTGGGTATCCGCTAAGGCCCAGGAGGGCCAGTCGCAGGCGGTGCGCCTGCAAGACAACATCCGGTTGGGGTAGTCGTTCGAATTTCATATGGAGTCTCCTTTTTAGACAAACACAAGATGCTGTAATGGATACGCGCCACGGAGACTCCCATCCCTGAAGACACAATCCATTACAGCACCTTATGTACAATTATAACACAATTGTACATAGGTGGCACGGTTGTAGCCTTCAGGGCAAAGCGGGAGTCTAATTCAAGTATAGAGGTGGCAGCAGAGAATCACAACTGACATTTGACGTACCAAAGCACGTCAAATGTCAAATACAACAGCATAGATAAAACGATGTAGAGCCGCTAAGGTTCTATTAGCAGAACAGAAATAGATGCGTCCTGGTACGCCCAACTGTGCGCCGGAGTGCGCCCCTTTCGTCGAGAGGCACACTCTTTTATGGCAAATTACAGCCTGGGCGAGGCGATACTAGGAACAGGGGTTGATCTAAAAGGCCTGGACCGTGGGATGCGGCAGGCCGAAGGTCAATCTAAATCCGCCTGGGATCGCGTCGGGAACATCGCCGAAAACGCGCTGGGCTTCCTCACCGGCGCTGTAATGACCAAGGGGTTCGACGCGATCATCGGGCTGGGGCGCGACTTAGGAGATACGCTGCTCAACGAAGCGCCGCGCGTCGAGCAACTCCAGGTCTCGTTCGAGAACTTAGCCGAGAGCGCAGGGCAGAGCGCTGATGTCGTGCTGGCCTCGATGCGCGAGGCCGCGAACGGCATGGTCACCGACGTTGGCCTGATGGAGTCGTACAATAGCGCCATGCTCTTAGTTGGCGAGAGCATGGCGGACAAGTTTCCGGAGCTGCTCAAGATCGCGCAGGCCAGCGCAGCGGCCACCGGCGAAGATGTAGGATTCCTGTTAGACAGTTTGGTCAAGGGCATCGGGCGCGGCAGCCCGATGATCTTAGACAATTTGGGGCTGACGATCAACCTCAGCGAGGCCTACGCCAGCTTCGCCGAGACATTGGGCATCACGACCGAGGAGATGACGAAAGCACAGCAGCAGGAAGCGCTACTGAACGCGGTAGTAGCCTCCGGCGGGGAGTTCATCGAGCGACTGGGCGACAACACTGGCGGAACGGCCGCGACGTTGGCGCAACTGAAGACAACGGTCGAGAACCTTAAAATGGGGCTGGCGATGGCGCTCTTGCCGGCGTTACAGGCGATCTTAGAACCGCTGGGGTTGCTACTGACGGAGTACGGCCCCCAGATAGCGGTCTTCGGCGAGATGGCAGCGCAATGGCTGGGGGAGAATATCCCGGTAGCCATTGAAACTCTACAACGAATATTCACCCAATTTTTCCAGAACGAAGGCCCGGGTATTCTCGACACGCTGAAAGGCGTGGTTAATACGGTCATGCCGTTCATTCAAGAGCAGATCGCTACAGTCACGGCCTGGATACAGGCAAATTTACCGCTGATCATCGAAACAAGTCAGACGTTGGTGGATTTCTGGCAAAACTGCCTGCTGCCGGCGACCGACAACGTCTGGAACATTATCAATCTGATTGTCTCAACCGCCGTTGACACCATACTCAGCGTCATTACGCTGGCGATGCAAATCATCACCGGAGACTGGGAGGGGGCCTGGCAAACGGTCTTAGATATTGGAACCGGCATTTGGGAGGCGATCAAGGCCATCTTCTTAGAATTTCTTGAGGGGGTGTTGAACTGTACGGGAACCAGCCTCGAGGAGTTCGTGGCGGTTTGGAAAAGCAATTTTGAACAGGCGCAGGAAATCGTCAACACGATCTTAGTGCAGATCATTGGCGGCGTCATCGAGAAGGTGGGCCGGTTCAAGGAGATCGGCGCGCAACTCATCGAGGGCCTGCGCGATGGCATCAAAAACGCAGCGCAGAGCGTCATAAATGCCGCCAAAAATGTGGTACAAGGCGCGATTGACGCGGCGAAGGACGTGCTGGGAATCCAGTCGCCATCAGCAATTTTTAGCGATATCGCGGCGATGACCTGGACGGGCTTCATTGACGAAACAGCGGCAATGGGCCGTGATGTAGCGCTCAGCGTACAACACACGATGAATGCCGCGCCGGTGGCGGCCATGGCGGCAGCGGGCGCGGGCAACGGAGGCGGAGGTGTGACATTGCACGTCCACCTGGAGCACGTGGAAATCCACGACGACCGCGATGTAGAGGACCTGATAGAGCAAATCAGCGAGCGGTTGGGGGCGGCGCTGGAAGGCCGGCTGCGCCCGCTGCGAGGGGTAGTCTAATGTACGAATTGCGAATCGTGCGTATTGAGGCCTTCGGCAGCGGCGATGTAGAGACCGTGGCCGAGGTCGCGGCCGCCTGGGTGGAGTTCGCGCCCCGGGGCGCGCCGGAGAGCGTGCTGTACACGCGCGGGGGGCGCGAGGGAGCGCGCCCGCTCGCCGTCGAGGTAGGCAACATCGAGGAAACGCTGACGCTGTGGTATCCGCAGGCGATCAGCGGCCTGCAGCAGTTCAATGCAGCGCTGAAGACAGCACAACTATGGGCGCTCTCTGGCCGGCGCGATATGCGGTTAGCAGTGCAAATCCGCAACGCGGACCGGAATCCGTACTGGTACACGGCGACGCTGTATGGCGGAGTGGCTGAGCCGAACGGCGCGGCGCGCAACATCACGGTACGCTGGACGCGCGAACCGTACTGGCGCGGGCAGGAAGGCTTGCTGCAAGTACGCACATTCTATGACGAGGCGTGGGGCGACTATGCCGAGATCTACAACTGTGATGATAGCCGGCCCGGATACAACAACTTCGTGCTGATCGAAGCGCCGGTGGGGAATGTCCCGGCGCTGACGCGGATCAAGATCTCAAATACTTATGCTAATAATCGCTTAGCGGAAGTGAGAATGGGGTGGTACGACCGGCCGATCAACCTGATCTTAGAGGGCGAGGACAGCGAGGCGCTGATCGTGCAGCAGCAGTTTGATACCCAATATAGCAATACGTTCCGCGCGCAGGCCAGCGAATTCCGCTGGGAGGTCGCTTATGCCAGCAACCGCGACTTCGTGGGGCCGTTCCGCGTGCTGGCTAACGGCAATCTGTACGGCGACCGCTGGCGCGTGGCGGTGGGGTACGAACTGACCAGAATGCAGACCGGTCGCTGGGTGACCGGAAGAAGCGGCTGGAACGATTTAGGGATGACCGTGCTCCCGCCTGGCGGATACGTACATCCAGTGCGCTACCCGTTCAAGGTGTGGGTGGAGAGCGAGGGCGGCGCAAACGGCTGGTTAGATTTTGTGCATTTCAGTCCGATGGAGCAATACCGGCGCTTGCTATTTCGAGCCTATAATTGCGTCCCCGGCGCGTGTATCGAAGACGATGGTATCCGTGAGGAACTGGTCTATGATTTCGGCGGCGAGCGGATGCCCGTCTTAGATGGCTATGGCGAGCAAATACAGCTACGGCCAGCGGCGTTGTTGCCAGCGGCCTCTGCCGGACAGCAGATGATCGCCTTCGGCTTGACATCTGACGGTGGCAGCGCTGAGCCGGAGCGCACCGCACAAATCCAAATTTTAGCCGTACCCCGCTGGAACGTGATCCCCGACGTTTAAAGAATTTCAACGCAGAGACGCAGAGGGCGCAGAGAAAAGAAAGAAGGAATTTCAACGCAAAGACGCAAGGACGCAAGGGGGTTTTTGCTTTTTCACCACAGAGGCACGGAGAACACAGAGAAGAGAAGCAGGGAGTATGGAAGTGTGGGAGTAGGGGAGTGGGGGAATAGGAAGTGCAAATTTTTATTGAGACTGATTTGACCGGGCGTTTGGACGTGACGGAGCAAGCGAGCAGCTGGCGATTCAATTCATGCCTACCGGGTGGCTGGTGGGGGGCCACGATAACGTTAGATGCGGCGCGGCGCGAGTTGTGGCAGCTGGTGGACGGCTGGCCGGGAGGAACATTGGAATTTGTCACTGCCGGCGAGACGGTCTGGCGCGGCGAATTAGAAGTATGTCAATTGCGCGGCAACAGCATGACCCTGACAGTGCTGGGAGTCCCGCGCGCGTTGCTAGATCTCGAATTATGGCGCATCTTCAGCGACGTGGACTATCGCAATTGGGCGCCGGAGAGTAATCCCCCGGACGGAATGTACGCGGACAATAATAATCGCATTTACATCAACGGCGGCGGCAACTTCACCGATGGCGATGAGAGCAGCGTCATGTACCCGGAAAGCACGGTGGAACTGGGGGACGAGAACATCGTGCAACTCGTGGCGCACATCGAATTGACGATCACCAGCGGCAGCTGGGTGGCCGAGATCGTCGAGGACGATAGCTCGATAGCCTGGACGGCCAATGTCACGACGACCGTGGACGTTGACCTGACGGTAGATACCGCCGACCTGACCGTGACCCTGAGAAAAGTGGGCACGGAAGCCGGAGAGGCGGAACTGAGATTGACGGGCGTCGAGGTACGGACACTGAATCCGGCGAGCACGGACCTGATCGCGGCGGCATTGCTGACCGCTGCCGGTATCGTTGAGCAGGAACTGGAGACCGGTGGGGCGTTGGTTGATCGGGCTGTGTATCAGAAGGCAACCTACCTGGCGGCGCTGGAGGAATTGGCGGAGCTGGGAGATGGCAGCGAAGCCTGGCTATTCACGGCCTACGATGACGTAGCCGAGTTCAGGCCCTGGGCGGCGACGGCTGCCTGGCGGGTGGAACGGGCGTATCTCGACGACTGGACACTCAATTGGCGGCGGCAGGATATCTGGAACGCCGTCCGGGGCGAGCGGCCTTCCGGAGAGCGCACCGCCTGGTACACGGATAGCGATAGTATCACTCTCTACGGTCGCCGCGAAAGAACGCTCCGGCTGCCGCAGACCTCGAGCGCGGAGGCAATTGCCCTCACGCAAATCTATCTCGCGGAGCACAAAGACCCGCAACCGGGCCTACGGCTATCCAGCGCCGGCTTGATATTGAAACCGGATGGCAGCGTTTGGCCGGCAGCGCTCGTCCGCGCGGGCGACGTGATAGTGCTGCATGATCTGGTACCGGACCGTCAAATCACGATCCAGGTGCAGGAAGTGCAGGTCTCAGCGCGCCGCGTGAATATCCTGCCAAAAGGCGCGGACAGCCGCTTAGAAGTGATCCTGGCGAACATGGAGAAACAACGATGAAAATTAGAGCGTGGACAATAGACAAATATGCCGAAAACGTCCGGCGTATCGCCGGTACGCACGCGAGTTTGTGGAAATTGCGCGCGCCTGTAATGCTATTCGTGCGAGATGCCCCCGAACTGCTTTACATTTTCCTGCACCCTAACCGGGCGGGGACGGCCTGGTGCGACGGCGCTGGGCGCGTAGTGCTCGACGCCCGGCAAATCGGAGAGATGAACCTGACCGGAACAGTTGTCTTTGTGGGCGCGTGCTTCGGGACGGAAAACACAGAGCTGTTGGACGCGCTCTGGGAGGCCGGAGCGCGAGCCATCATTGCCGGGCCGGGCGTGAACTATGGCGGCGTAGGCGGCTTCTCCGGCGCGGACGTGCTGGCCGGAGCTTTGCGGGTCGCATTGGAACGAGGCTGGGGACTCAGCGTTGCGTGGACGTGGGCGCGAACCGTCACCAGGTGGGCGCGCGTGCGCGGGCTCCCGGGCAGCCGGGACGCGCTAGAATACATATTATTGCGGGAAGGACAGTTACCCGCTCGTTCCACTAATGAGGAGTTAGGGGAAGGGAGTAAGGGAGTAGGAAGTAAGGGAGTAGGAAGTAAGGGAGTAGGAAGTAAGGGAGTAGGAAGTAAGGGAGTAGGGAGTAAGGGCGGTATTTTGGGAATAGTTCTCAGCATGATCATTGCGCTGCTGGCGGTAATTTTCAGTTGGTCGCTACCGAGCGGCCTGATCCAGTTCTCGCCGCTCTCGCCGTTGCCATTGCCGCCCGATGTCACCACGTGGGACAAGACGCTGTACGTGAATGGCGTGGAGACCGACACCGTTGCGGCGTTAGATTTCGCCTATAGCGCGGTGGTGACCGACACGGATACAGTCACCGTAACGGATGGCGTGAGCGTCTCTCAGGCGGTCACGTATACATTGACGGACCGCTGGTCGAGCTCGGTGAATCTCGCAACGTACACCTACACTGTCGGCAGCGCCATCACCGGGACGCAAGCCCTCACCTGGACGGTGATCACCACCGGCGCGGCAACCTCGAGCATCACGCGCACCTGGGACGTATTTACCGGGACGTGGGTGTGGGACTACATCACGGAGACGCTGGATATCAGCGGGACAAGTGCGATCAAAACGGTGTACTTGGGGCACGAGGGAAAATGCCTGTGGCCTATCGCCCTGGCGCTGGAAAGCGATTACGACTACATCAGCCAAACGGACGTTTTTACGGGATGGGTGCTGGGCACGGCGCCGATCACGTACACCTGGGACTTTGGCGACGGGAACGACGATACGACCACTGTGCCAACGACGAGCCACACGTACACCGCGACCGGTACATTTTACCCCGCACTCGAAGCCGAGGGCTGTTCGGGGATCACCGATACGATCAGCATGACCGTTCACATCGGCGCGGCCACGCCCACGCCAGAAGTGACGCCAACGCCGACGAACACGCCAACGCCGACGAACACGCCGACGCCAACGAACACTCCAACTCCGACGAACACGCCAACGCCAACGCCCTATTACACGCCGCAGCCCTGGGTGGAGACGCCATATCCGACCGCGACGCCCTGCGTCGGGTTCGGCTGTACGCCGTCAACGGGTATTCTGTATGTGACGTATCTGCCTCTCGTTATGAGAGGGTACTAGGCCGCCCCCGGGGACGGGGGCGAGAGCAAGGCAGAGCAAGGCCGTCCGCATCATGCGGGCGGCCTTGCTTTTGCGGTGAATATCAAAGCCGCCAATTGTCCACCGGCGAGGCCTTGCGGTGGGCGTTCTCGACGTCGGCCTGGGCAATCGCCAGGTAGCGTCGCACCATGTCGAGCGTGGTGTGACCGAGGAGAATCTGCAGGCTGTAGGCATCCCCGCCAGAGCGCAGGTAGACGATCGCGAAGGTGTGGCGAAAGCGGTGTGGGTAGACAGCGCGGACGCCGGCGCGCTCGCCGCAGCGAGAGAGCATTGAACCGAGAGCGCGCCGGGTGAGCGGCTCCTCGAAGCCGTTATTGTTGGCGAATAGCGGCGCGGCGCCGCTGAGATGGGGTGCGCGTGTGGTTTGATATCGCCATAGTGCGCGCGTAGTACGATTGCCCGTTCTCAATATTCGCTCTTTGGCGCCCTTCCCAAAAACCTTGATGCGGTGATTCTCTAGATCCGCATCTGCGATGGTCACATTACAGAGCTCTGAGGCGCGTATCCCAGTATCGAGCAGGGTGCGAATGATGGCCTGATCACGCAGCGCCATGGGGCGCGCGTTGGCGCAGCGGATGCCCTTGGCGATGTAGGAGCGCGTCTCATTGCAGGCCGCGAGGAGCGCGACGATATCGGGTTTGGTGAAGGGGACAATGGCGCGCTTCTCGGGTTTAGGACGCGGCAGGGCGCGGATGATGTGCTCATCAGCAGCGCCCTCACGGATAGCCCAGGTCCAGAGAGCGGAAAGGCCGGCATGAATGTTGAGAAGGCTCTTGTTGGAGAGCGGTTTCGCCGGGCGGGGAATCGCGGAGCGCGATATTTGCGGCGTGTTACCCAGATAGGCAAAGAGATGCTGAATATCCTGGGTGGTAATCTCGTTCAGGTTGGGATCGTCAGGTAGCCAGGCGGTAAGTTTGCCGCATCCGTTGTGATAATCGCTGAGTGTGCAAGTGCTGAGTCCGCGCGCGCGCTGCTCCAGGAAGAATCCCTCAATGGCCTGAGAGAGTTTTAGGCTGATTTTTTTACGCTGAACCATGTGACCTCCGGTTGATTGGGGTTAGTTCCGCTAACTGCACGGTTGTTCCGCTAATAAATTGCGCGGAAGTTTTTTTTCTAACCGTGAGAACCGGAGTTAAACCGGAAGGTCAAGTGGGGTACTCACGGATTGCGCGAGAGGGGAACCGTGAGTACCGCAGTGGGCGAGCAGAGACTCGAACTCTGGACCTCACGGATGTGAACCGTGCGCTCT